TTGTGCCCCATCGACTCCGCATAGGGCAGCATTTTCTTCGGAAATTCGTGCTCAACCATGCGTAGGCCACTCTCGACGCTGCTGGTCTCGCAATGGAAAAACGCACCTTTGAAGTTGGCGGTGACATACTTATAGCCCCAACCGAACGCTTGTGGATTCTCCGTTACTTGTCCGCTGGGCAATAGAGTGCCAGCCTGGACCGTCCGTTTGTTGAAATCGACAATGTTCTTGGAGAGATCTCGTGGCGGATTATACGGACCATAAGACTTAGGATCAGCCATCACGCGGCCTTTGCTATCGTGTTGCCCTTCATGCCCTCAAGCTCGAGCGGCGAGGCACCAACATCGCCGCGACCAAATGTTTTGGGCGCTTGCGCGAAGGCGCTCTTCTTCTTATCGGATGTCGTGGTCTTGGTGTGCTCGAGTTCGAATCCTTCAAACACTTTCCCGTCGGCCTCGACCTTGGTGCCCGCTGGCGCGTTCTCGTGGTCGATGGTCAACTTGGGCTTTTCCGCTGCTGCGCCCGGATCTTGCTCGGCACCGGCGACTTGATCCATGTGCTTGCGAGCTGCTCGGTGTGCAGCTCGTCCAGTAGGATCAGACGGAAGATCAGGAATAGCGCCAGGAGGAGCGCCTCTCGCGGCTGCAGCGGCTTCTTCTTTTTTAGCCAATGCAAGCGGAAGATCCAGATGCTTAACATCGGGGAAATTGGGATCCGCGCCGCTCGGGGTCGCGCCTAAGGTTGTGTACTTCAGACCGGGGAATTGTTTGGCTATAGCCGGATCGCGCGCTAACCGCTCAGCCGTATATCCTCCCATTGAAAATCCGGTGACATCAGTAATGCCGCCCTGCGCCAATCGTGCGCGCGCGGCCTTTTCCTGATCGTCGGCCGACATGTTGCCGCGAATGATTTCAATCTGTTCGCCTCGTGCGGCAGCGACACGGCGCGCTTCTTGTTCAATTTCATCAACACGCCCTTGCTCGCGCTTTTCAATTCCCTGCAGGAACAACATCGTCCCGCCAGTTTTTGGCAGCGACGAAACCGTAGGCGCTTGCGATTGCGCTTGCCCCGGTTTTCCTGCTGCCCCCATCGCCGCCCACAGCGGTCCGTAGTTCCCCGTTCGCATAGCTTCATCACGAATATGCTGCTGCTCGGGCGTCATCTCAAGCTGAGCTGATAGTTGCCAATGGTTCCATTCTTTTTTTGCTAGACCTTCGCCCTTGTACCCCGGACCTCCGCGCAAATACGGATTTACGAATCCGTGCGCTTGCATGGTCTGTACAAAGTTGTTGTATGCTGCACTCCCATAGGGCGGCACACCGCTCCAATCTGCCGCTGTAGTAGACCCGTGCATGCTCCGGTAAGACCAATTTGATCCAGCTCGAGTATTGACCCTTAAGCTCGGATCTCTGAATGTCGAATAGGGACCAGTCTGTTCCCCACCGTAAGAACCAATCCCCGCCTTCTTCATTGCCTCGCGCGTGTCTTCTGCCATTTGCAGATATTGCGGCGACATCCGAGCTAGGTTGCGTTCTTGACCTCCAGTCGCTGCCCCCGAACCGCTCGTGGGGTAATGTTGTGCCATGTGATAGGCAACCAACTCAGCTTGTGACTGAGTGATCGTACCAGTCGCACCAGCGCCACCTGATGTTCCCCCGCCGCCTGCTACGGTGCTGACGGTCCCCTTGGCTGCTGCTCCTGCCGCCGCTTGTAAACCTGTGAGTGGCGTCGTTTCGCGCGGAGGCCCAACAGGCCCAGCAGCCTTGGCAATTTTTTGAGCCTCAGCCAAATGTTTAGTGACATCAACCTGCGTCCGAAACGGTCCGAAATAAGCGCCTGCGCCTTCTTTGCCAGCAAGATGACCTGATTGCCGAACATACCTTTCCATTACGCGCGCCATTGCTTCCAACTGCTTGTTCGGATCGGTCACATCGGTTGACCCAGCCCAAGTCCGTAAATCTTTTGGCTCGAATTGATAGAGTCCAGCCGTGCCTGTGTGCCCCGGTTCAGGTGGCGGCGCTGCACGCGAACTGGATTCTTGCAGCGCGAGCGCGACCGACATGGTCGCCCATTCCTCAGGCGTTCCGTGAACGATGCCAAATTTTGGCCCATCTGCAGGTACAACTCCATTAAGCGGCGAATTACGAAATCGCTCGACTGCGGCCCGATACAGATCTTTCGGATCAACCGGAGCATATTGACCGGGACCGGCTTTGATCGGGCCACCACCACCGCCAGCACCGCCAGCAGCGGCAGCGGCAGGACCAATCGCGGCTTCAACAGCCGATTGTTGCGCCGCAGGCAGAGCACTTGTTGGAGCCTCTTTCTGGGTGCCGTCCTGTGGAGGGGTCGTGCCGTCCTTGCCGTCACCACCGCCGCCGCCGCCACCGCCGCCACCGCCACCACCGCCCCACGAACCTGTTGCACCACGACCGCGGCCACCACCGCCAGCGCCGCCGCCGAGCGCACCGGCGAGCATGTCCTCAACCTCATCGATCAGCCGACGGAAGGCGGATGTGTTGGAGCTCGTCGACGCAGTTTGTTTTTCGACCTGCAGACCCTGCTGCGACAGCGTTCCGCCTGCGCCGCCGCGTTGGATCGGCGGGATCGCTCGGCGATCAGGTGGAAACACGCCTGTGCCTGCAGTGCCGCCCGGCAAGATACCTTCACCGCCAGCTCCTGCACCTCCGAGCGCGCCAGCGGCGCTACCACCATGCCACAGCGGATATGTGTATTTGTTGAGCCCTCGCGTCCATGGGTTAGCCCACGCTCCAAGTAGCCCGCCCTTCGGTCCCGCTGGCACTTTCTGAATCAGCGCATCGATTTTTTCGAGAACCTCGAGAACGCCCTTCACCAGAACCTCGAGTCCTTCGGTTCCTTTCATGATCGGACTGTCGGGCGTCAGCAGTTCGCTTGCGAAGAGATCTCCCATCAGTCGGAAATTTCGGAAGATCTCGCCCCACATGTCGGCATATTGTGCGGTGGCCGCATTCAGCCTGTCGGAGCGTTCTCTCTGCTCTTTCGTCATCTCGGAGTAGTCGCGTATCCAACGCATGAACGAGGGATCAACCGAGATATCCTGCATGAACAGCATTGCGCGGTTGCGAGCTTCGAGCTCACTATTGGTTTCTCGCAGCGCCTGGGCATAGACGCTTTCCCATCCTTGGCGTGCAATCGAGAACCGCTCACCTTCGGTGCGCGCCGCGACCAGATGGTCGATCCAATCCTGCGCCATCCTGGCATTAGCCGGGCCCGCGTTTTCCAAGATGGTAACGCGCAGTTCGCTGAAGGGGCGCTGCAGCGAAGCGATGGCGTTGTTCAAGCCAGCGATGCTCGATTTCGCTTGCTCGATGCCGATGCCAGCCGCCTGAAATTGACTGACCGCGTTCCGATATTCGCCGAAGCTAATGCCCGCCTGCTTGGCGAGCGTGGCCATGTCTTGCATGGCCTCTGATTGGCGACGCAGCGCCTGCGATCCGCGTACGAATGCGTAGCCGATTGCGGCAACGGCAAGAGTGGTCGGATTGACCCAGAGTTTGAGCACTTCAAAGCCCCGACCGAGCCCGGCCAGGCTTTCGATGTATCTCCCCGTCATGCGCAAGGATTGATCGAGCGACCGATTGAAGTTGTCGAGCTCCCTTGTTGGCGGATTGACGGCACCAGCACCCTGCCCCAATTGCTGCGCCTGTGCACGTACGCGCGCGTAGGCATCCTCGTAGTCCTCGAGGTTGACCCGGATTTTTAGTTCTTCGTATTCCGTTGTCATTATTGCGCCAGATGCGTTACGCCGCGCACTTCAACCGGCGACAGTTTATGATTGAGTGCAGGCCCGTGGCTTGCGTTGGCCATCTGTGTTTGGCCTTCCAATTGGAAGCCATCAAACACTGGCACGCGCGGCGCGGGAGTTGGTTCAGTTCCGTGCGTGACCTTGATCGTGCCGCCGCCTCGACCAAAACTCCGCGGCGTCGCTGACCGACCAACCAACGAGCGGTCTGTCGCCTCGAAGCCCTCGAAACTGAGTGGTTCCGCTGTTGCAGTTTCCCCAGGCAGTTGGGTTTCCGGCAATGGATTTAATTTAACGTCTTGAATAATTTTATTGATATTTTTACCCGCACCAAGGGCTGCGCGTCCGAGAGCGGGGAGAGCTGCTCTTCCTGCCGAGATTAGGTTGGGCGCATTCTCTATGAGCTCACCGATGCCGGTCACTGCGCCGTGGACTAGCTTCGGCACTTGCGTAGCCGCTACGGCTAAGTTCGCTATCCTATTTCCGGTCTCGCGACTCATGTCGCCGCCCAAGACATTTGCTACTCCGGTCACCGCCGCTCCGCCCGTTGCGTTCACTAAACCAGAAGCCACGTCGAACGGTAGAAGCCCTGCTTGCATCGCCAGCTTGGCGCTGCCAATTTGCCGACCGAGATAACCGCGCTGCGCCGAGTCCTTATAGGTCTGCGCGATGTCATCCATGCGGCTCTCGACCGGCTTGAACGCCTCTGAGAAGAAATTGTTGTAGGCACCCGAGGCCTGCAGACGCGCCATCGTGGCGCGCTCTCGCGCGGCGACCTGGGCACCGTGAGTGCCCATCGGGATGACCATTTCCGGTCCTCCCTCACCGATCAGCGCCATGGTTGGCGAGGTGACGATGCCGCCCTCGGCCATTTTTGCGACTTTAGATTTATCGATTGCCTCCTTTGATGACTTGCCCGCAGCGGTGAGTTCGTCCTGGCTCATCTGCCGACCCATGGTCCAGTGACCGGTGTCAGGACTTTTCCAATGCTCGCCGCCGACTTGGTTCCAGCGAATTTCCGCTTGGTTGATTTGTTCCTGATGTGTCTGGATCCATTTTCCAAACGCTGGATTGTTGAGAACGCCACGCCCGCTTTGGTTCACATCGGTCGCTAGGCCATGCGGATGAGCGGATGCATTTGAAGCACGTTTGCCATAGCTCGCTGCCGACGTGATCGGCGCGCCCTCCGCGATCAGCTCGTTGAGGAAGCCCGTGACCTGCGGCACGTTGGCCGAATTGGTCAAAAACTTTACGTTATTGGACAACGTAACTTGCGACGCGGCGCGCGTATCAACTGGCGTGCCTTTAGGCGAATAGCGGTTGGCGACCTCCTTGCCTAAGCCGCCAGGGACGGCTGCATTGTATGGCCTAAAACTTCCCTTCGTTTCCGGGCCGCCTGCGATGCCCTGCGTGACGCCACCGGTTCCCTTGGTGCCCACCTGGCCCGAGCCATCGCCGCCGGTCGTACCAGTCCCATCCGTGCCGGTCGGGCCCGTCGTGCCGCCGTCACCCCACGAGCCCGTCGCGCCACCGCCGCCGCTGGAGCCGCCGCCGCCGAGCCCCATCGCGTCGGTCCATTGCTGCAACACTGCCGTCAATTCGTTGATGGTCGACGTGTTCTCATCGGTCGCGTCAGCATTGTCTTTGTTGTTGCTCGCCAGGATCGAGCCTGCAAACGAGCCAGCGAGCGGCGATACCATTTCGGGGCCGCCCTCGCCGAGCATCGCGAGCGTCGGCTCATTGATGATGCCGCCTTCCGCTAGGCCGGGAATGAGTCCTCTCAACTTACCCGCGCCCGCTCCAAGGAGACGGTTCATATACGTAAGAGGGTCTTCATTTGCCTGCGCGCCTGGTTGGCCCAGCAATTCATTCACCGTCGGCGCGTGCTCAACTCCAAACAATCCTTTTGCCGCCGCCTGATAGGGATGCTGCGAGAACAGCGCCTGCATCCATCCCGGCAGTTTTATTGCGTTGATCTGAGTATCGATGTCCTCCCAGGTTTGCTCGATGGCCTGCGTAGTATCGAGCAGGAGTTGGGTGAGCTGCATGAACGGGCCGCCAGGCGACAGCGCCTCGCTCGCGAGAATGTCTTTGCTCAGCGATAACTGCCGGTGGATCTCGCCCCATTTGCTGTGGAAGTCCTCGGCATATTTGCCGAGTTGGTCATATCTGGCGTGCTGCTCTTTCGTCATCTGCGCGAGATCTTTCTCGCGCTTGATCAGCGCGGGATCCATCCCGATATCGTGCATGAACTTCATTTCCGTCTGACGGGCTGTGAGCTCGCTTTGACCTTCTGCCCGTGCGTTCTCATAAACCGTGCGCGCGCCTTGCATCGCGACGTTGAAGCGTTGAGTTTCGTCCGTTGCTGAGGTGAGCTTTTCGATAAATTCTTCCATCCCAGCCGCGCCAGCGACCCCAGCGTTTTCGATCAGGTCAACGCGAAGCTGACTAAATGGGCGCTGCAGTGAGGCAATGGTGTTGTTGAGACCTTGAACGCTGGCCGTGATTTTATCGACAGCGATGCCAGAGGCCTCGAGCTGAAGCGTGATGTTGCGCAGTTCGCCGAAGCTAATGCCCGCCTGCTTGGCGACCAGCGCCATGTTGCTGAGTTCTTCTGTGTAGTCCTTCAGGGCTTGCATGCCCCGATAAAATTCGTAGCCGATGGCCGCGACCCCGAGCGACACCGGATTCATAAATGTTTTAAGTACCTCGAAGCCACGTCCAAGCGCGAGGACGCCTTTGAGATATTCGGCAGTTTTGCGAATGGCGGGATCGAGATGCTCGCCGCCGCCGCGCGGGGTGCGCTGGGGAATATCGGCGAGCTGCTGCAGGTTGGTGCGCAGCACATTGAGTGGCCCCGACGCATTGTCGTCGAGGGCTACTGTTATTTGTAGGGTTTCATATTCAGTTGCCACTGCTGGCTTCCCGTGCCTGAATCCGCGCAAGTTGCGACGTCCGCCACATGTGCAGGCGGATATCGTTCAGCGGCATGTTGAGAAAGACGTCAGGCGGTTGGCTGTAGTGTTTAGCCAATCGGTAGCAATCGAGGACTATGTCGTCTGCGCTGCCTACCAGCTGCGCAAGTCCGGTAGAAAAAAATTGCGTAACCTGTAGGCACAGGAATTCCAATCGCGCGGGTCCATCGCCTCAAGCATCGGCGGCAGCACACCGCAGAGCGCAGCCATGATGAAGTGCATCTTGCGCTCGTCGATCACCACGTCGCCTTCCTGATTGATGCGACACGGATTGCCATACCGATTGATGTCGCCGCCCCGCGGCTCGCGGAACGAAAGCTCGGTCAGGGTTTGGTTCTTCTCGTCCTTGATCGACCTGTACATGAGCTTGACCACGATGGGCCAATGCTCTTGCGGAAGCGCCGTCTCGTCCCGCTCCGTTGGCGACTGCTCGAGTACCGGCTCGGGCATCGGCAGAGTAGGACCGTTTGGTCTGGGCTGCGGCTCTGGTTGTTGCACCGGCCGTGTCGGCGGCGTCGGCGCTCCAGGTTGACCGAGGATGAACCCCTCGCGCGTGGGCTGATCGTTCATGGTGTGTGTGTTCCTTTAATGCTTTAACCGAGCGCCTGGATCGGCGCGCCGATCTGGACTTCCTGACAGGTGAGTCCCTCCCACCTAATTCTCACCTGGCCGTCGCGCGCGTTTTCTTCGAAGCCTGCCTTACACGTTGAGCTCGTAAGCGTATACTGCATCCCATTTGCGAGCTGTGCGACGACAGTAACGTCAACCTGAGCTTCGAGCGTTTCCAAATACATTCCAGGCATTGCTGAAATGTCCCCCTCGATCCATGGCACGCGCGGAAGTTCCTGATAACCATGAATCCCGTCGAGCCCGGCAAGCATCGTGCGTTCCCACATGCTTGGCGAGACCGTGAAGTTGCCCCGAAGGGCCATCTGAACCTGACCGACCGTGAGGAAGGCGGTCCCAGCTATGCGTTGCGCCACGTTGTACCTCCTATTCGCTTTCCGTTTGAGAATTTCCTAACCATCTGACGCGGGGTGTTGGAAACCCCGCGTCAGTCATTTCGCATCAACAACAAGTCTTAGGGTGACTGGTTCGCCGCGTTGAACGGAGGCGCGGCCTGCCCGATGATTTCGAAGTCGACGCCGCGGTCGTACTGCAACCTGAACTGATTCAGCACGGCGAAAATTCGTAACTGATTGATCAGGTCCGGGGGATAAAGGACGTTAACGCGATTCGGATCGTTCGGGTCGCGCTCCACCATCAAGTGTTGTTTGAACGCGGCCAGATTTTCAACAAGTCCGTTATACATATCCTGCTGATACTGCGAGATCAGCGCGGACTTGATGATCCCAGGAGTGACGATTGCTTGTCCGGGGCCGAAGCGAGTCCCGTCATCAGCAAGTTTCATTCTGGGGAACTGACTCGTCACCATGAACTTCTGATTGCGCATCAGCTTTGCGAGCGTGCTTAACGTCGTAACGAGTTCGTAGGCGTCGTCTGGCGCGCCGTAGAGATTCAGCTGATACGTTGTTTGCTCACGCAGGATCATCGGTTGCTGATCGCTGCCCGCTTCCTGAATGGCCAGACCATTGGAGGCCAGCGAGTTGAGTTCAGGGAAGTTGAACCGCTGGTGGAACGGAGCGAGCTTGATGTCGTTGAGCGACAACGACTGCAATGGCCTCGCTGCGTCGTTGATTAGGGCTCTCTGAGCTTTTGCACAGTAGGCCGCACTCCATTCGAACGATGGCGACGGTGATTGCGTTTCAAACGACATCACCGACAGGATCGGATCGTTGTACTGCTCGCCCCACAGGACAAGATCTGGGTATTCACCACGTTTTGCACCAAACAAATGCCCGAAGAGCTGGCGCGCCCAACCCCACCTTCCAGAATCGCCGAACGAAAACTCCTGGCCCCAATCAAACAGGGTCTGCGAGTCAGTGTACGAGAGCGCGATGTACTCGAACGGCGTCTCGCCGAGATTGCTGATCGCGTTCGTCCAGACTGGAGTGCCAGCGCCGCCAGACAGGAACCCTGCTGCCGCAGCTGATCCAGTAAAGGTGAGCGCGACCGCGGCGAGCGTCGTCGCTTGGTTAGTGACGTAAACGCCAGCGCCACCAACTGTTCCTGACGTTTGACTTTGGATAGAAGTGCCTGGTGGCACACCAGTCCCCGTCACCGTATCGCCCGGATTAATCGTACCAGTTACGGCGCTCATTGTTAGATTCAGTGAGCCAGTGCTATTGCCGGTGCCATGCGACGTTTGTGCGGTTCCTTGCGGCAACGTGACCTCGACTCCAGGCGGCAGCTGCTGACCGCCGCGTCCGCCGTAGTAGTTCAGGCAGAACTGGACCTCATTCCCGTTCACGCCTTTGAACGTACAAACGAGATCGACCACGCCTACGGCTCCCTTCGTCGCCGTGACCGGGATGGGCGGATTGGTCTGGGTGTTGATCGCATCGGTGACCGCTTGCGCGATCTGATCAACGGTGTCGGTCGATCCCACATTGACCGGAACGTAAGTTCCAGCAATGTAGAAATGCAGCGTGCCAGCCGCTGTCGGCGCTGAAACGATTGTGAGCGTGCCGGTTGACGCTGTGCCGCCAGGTGGCTCCCCAACTGGCAGGCCCCACACCTCATTTGCAAAATTGTTTTTGTAGAACGCACGAAACATTCGCGCGAGCTCGGAGTTCGGGCCGAAGAACGCTTCAGCCATCGCTAGGGAGCCGATAGGCACTGCGATGTCCATCGGCTGACTCGCATCCGGCGTCGCTACTCCAACCAACAACGCACGCAGGTTGATGGTCGGAAGACCGGCCATCGAGGGATCTACTTCAACCCAGTATCTTTAATGTTCACGACGGGTTCGCTAATCCGTCGCCGTCTTTCGACAGCTACATGTTCCCATGTAGAACAGACTATATCATCACCCTCGTTGTGCGGAGGGGCCGGGCGCTTCGGGCCGCTTGGCCCTACGAGCTTTCGCTCTAGTCGTTGCACCTTCATCAACAAGTTGTTGATGCTTGGCTCAGGATTGTCCGGTCTGGATGTTCCCTGAGTTCACCCGGTTCTTCGATCCCGATTGCTCGGGAAAGCGCCTACTAATTTGTCAGCGGAACTTTGATATTCTGGGGGATGTCACTAAACGAGATAGGCATGATTCCTCCTTCCCGCTTCGCGGGGGTTTGCCTGATCGTTAGCGGAGTGGAGGGGCTTTTAGGCGCGCGCCCCGAAGCGCGTTTTAGTCCGACGGTGCTGACGACCGCGTGGAACCGGCACGCTGCTGCGGCCGCCGCTCTTCTTCTGGCTTCTTGTCGTCCTCGGCCCGTTTGATCGAGCCATCAGCTAAGCGCCGTGCCGTGAACGCATCGAACGGCCATTCGGCGCTTCCGGTTGAAGGGAATTTCATCCCGCTGACCGGATGTTTGAGCAGGCGGCGCATGTCTGCTTCGGTCCACCTGCCTTCGCGGGTAGCCGGTTCGACGCGCACGACCGGAAGACGCCGTGTAACCTTGGCCAGACGATCTATGCGATGCTGACCGGCGAGCTGAATGTTAACTGATGCCATTGGATTTTCCTTTCTACTGCACGGTGCCGGTTATGGCCGCCGTATCTGGTGCTTCAGTCAGTGCGAACGTGAAGGTGTTGAGATTGTAGGTCACGTGCTCTTGGAAACGCTGATCCATCGTGGATTGCGGATCGCCGATCTTGACGCCGGTCTTCACGTCGAGAGTATCGAAGGTGGCAGTGATGTCTGGCCACCACATCGTGCGATACTTGCAGGTCACGTCGTACTGAAGTTCAGCAACTGGCGTCTCGTTGTTGTGCGTGTTGGTTCCGAACCGATGCCGCCGTACGCCGCGCTCAACGCTTTCGATACGAACATTGTCCGGGTTCTGCGCAATCCCACCCACATAATTGAAGGCGTAGACCATGTTGGTGATATTGGCGTCGGTCCACAGTCGATCCATGATGTGCCAGAAGATTGCATCGATGGTTTGCTCGGCGACGTCCTGATCACTGTAGGCGATGATCGCCGAGAACCCGATGCGCAGCATGTGCGTGAAGCGCACGACGGTCGCATTGGCATCGCCGTCCGGCGTCATGTCCTCATTGGCGATATAGACGCCGAGGAAGGGGAGCTGCTCGCGCTGCACCGGCACCATCGGAGTTTTGCGCATGCGATAGTTTTTGAAGAACGGATCCGCATTCAGGGCATTGAAGAAGATGTTGCGGATGATGAACGAGTAGCTTTGCGTCGACGACAGACCAGGCGGGTAGGATTGCGTGCCGCCGTTTGTGTATGGCTGACCGAGCACGTCCATTATCGCGACTGACCAATCAAGGTCGTGATCGCTGGCGTCGTATATGCGCTCAGCTTCAAGGTCATCTCGCCGCCGCCGTTGCGCACGCGATTTGTGATGACGAATTCGCCTTCCGCGGGCACGTCGCCGTCGGCCGGGATAATCACGTGATCACCCTGCATCGGCAGAATGCTGTACTCGGCTTCACGGATGTCGATGATCACTTCGTGATCCTGATAAACCGAAAGATCGTCGGTGATCACGTTGAGGTCGCGCTCGTTCCAGATCGCACGGTTGCCATAGGCGCTACCGCCTGGCTGCGACACGATTGGAACAACTGTGATCGGTCGGCCGAAGAAGTCCTGGCACGGCCAGTAGATCGAGGTCGAATAATTCAATCCCATGTCACGTCCTTCAATAAAACGCGCTGACGGTCCCAGGCTTCCTCGAGCAGCGTAGGCCGCATGATCGGCCGCGGACCAGCAGGCGTGGCTCTACGTACCCGCGGCAGATGCGAACCTTCGCCGGTCTTCACACCCTTCGGTCTCCCGCGGCCGCGCCCGGTTGGCTTGTGTTTGTGCATTGGCCTCGGGTGGATCTCAGTCGTCGTCCAATGATGCACGTCTCCGTCGTAGGAGATTTCGTTTGGCCACTGGCGCTTCATGTCCTGGGTTTGCCAATCGTAAAGCGCCTCGGCCTGCTTGGTCGGCAGGTCGTGGAGATGCTGCAGCATGTTGTCGAGCCGATGCAGCACTGATTGATTTTTGATCTCGATTGGCATCAGACTTGGAGCCGTACGTAGTGCAGCAGCAGCGCATCGATGGCCGAATGCACGCCAGCGGCGGCCGGGCCGAGACCCTTCAACATTGCGAGAGGGTCGAAAAACATCACTCGCGCTTCTTTGTGACTGATAGATCGAATGCCAGCTGTCTGCATTCGTATCGCCAGCGCGCGCTGCTCCCAGACCAACAACTCGGCGGCCTGCTTGAGTGCCTGCAGCGACGGCCGCGGATCGTCCGGCAGATTAAATCCGCCGCTGTAGGTCACGATGAGGGGCTGCGGTGGCGTCGAGTCGCTGCCGAAGATCTCGAGCTTGCCGCTGCGTTCCTCAAGCAACCAATTGCCGGGATCGACCACCGCACCTTGCGGCGATTCCACGTCTTGGATGTCGGCGGTGACCACCGGAAAATGGCTGAGATAGACACGGTTTGAGCTCAGCCCGTCCCAGCGTTCCGTCAACGTCTCATAACCAAAGATGCGATTGCATT